ATAATCCAGAATATTGTACCTGCCTTTGAGTCTGGTATGGGAGCTGCTGTCGGCGGGATGTCTACTGGCGGTATTGAATCTTTCTATATTCCAGCTCTCAACCCTGATGCACTAATCCAAAAGAATCCACGTGCAACTACTGACTGGATGGCATGGGCTGGAATGTCTGGTAATACTGGAACCATTCAATATAAAAACATGTATGAGGTAACTACTCTATATGCGCGGATTCTTCCTTCAGATTTCAATCTACATGTACCTTCTGCTAACACTCCGCAAATCTGGAAGTTTATTATTGTCAACCACCAAGTTCTAATTTATGCGGAACGCCAAACAAATGCTCACGGATTACTTCCAGTATTCTTTGCTCAACCTGCGGATGATGGCCTCAGCTATCAAACTAAGTCCCTTGCTAATGATGTTACTCCGATGCAAGATATCTCTAGTGCATTGGCTGCTAGTTGGCTCGCTTCTCGGAGACGTGCTATTAGTGACAGGGTTTTATATGATCCTAGCCGGGTGGCTTCAGAGCACATTAATTCTGCCAATCCTTCAGCTAAGATTCCAGTAAAGCCTGCTGCTTATGGTAAACCACTCTCTGAGGCTGTGTATCCATTCCCATTCCGGGATGATCAAGCACAAGTTGCTATGACTGAAATGCAACAGATGCAACAATTCGCTTATCAAATTGCTGGTTCTAATCAGGCTAAGCAAGGTCAATTTGTTAAGGGGAATAAAACTCTTCACGAATACAGTGATGTTATGAATCACTCCAATGGTAATGATCAAAAGACCTCGCTACTGCTGGAGGATCAAATATTCTCTCCCCTTAAAGAAGTTCTTAAAATTAATATTCTCCAATTCCAAGGTGGAGTCTCACTGTTTAATCGCGAGAAACAACAAGTAGTTCAGATTGATCCATTGCAACTGCGTAAAGCTATTCTTAACTTCAAAATTACTGATGGTCTGGCACCCGCAGACAAAGTAATGAATACCGAAACTACGCAGGTAGCTATGCAAGTAATTGGCTCTACTCCTCAGATTGGAGCTGGATATAACATTACTCCTATGTTCTCATATCTTATGAAAACTCAGGGAGCAGACCTTAAAGCTTTTGAGAAGTCTCCAGCTCAAGTCGCATATGAAGGTGCTATGGGCCAATGGTCTAAACTTGCTGAACTTGCAATTACTAAAGGTACTGAGTTTAAACAGCCGCAACCTACTCCGCAGCAATTTAACTATGATCCCGCACAGCAAGGTTCTAGTGCAGCAGCCGCTCCGGCCCCGCAAGTCTTGCAGAAAATTAACAACATTACAAACAATATTGCTAACAACCAAGGATAACTAAAATGTCTACAATGGAAGTTAATAAATTCACTTCTTTTACTCTCTCAGAGCAGGAGCAGAAAATTGGCTCCGTATATAATTTGGCCCAATTGCAGGTCTTGCAAAATATGCTGAGTGAGGCAGCAGAAGTTAAACTTGCTCTAGTATTTGATCCACTCAATCCTATGGAGTATGGGATTCAAATAGCCTATAACTCTGCAAAAATAGATATACTTAGTTATCTCATTGAGAACTCTAGAGTAGTTGAGGAAGCAATGAGAGAAGAAATTAGTTTTCACCAGCAGCAAAACCAAGAGTAGTACTCAATCAGTAGTATCAATTCAATTTAGGAGAGTATCATGGGAATTATGGATATGTTTCACAATCTTACCGGTCAAGCACCTGCAGCAGCTCCAGTAATGCCGGGACAGTTGCAAACTGCAGGAGTACAAGTACAGCCGGGTAATATGTCTCCGGGCGGAGTTAATGCTGACGGCTCACCGAAACTTAATGCAGATGGAACTCCAGTAACTGCATCCCCACTAGATGCATTTAACGATCTGTGGAAACCTAGTACTGGCCAAACAGGAGATACAGCACTCTTTGCAAATGTTGATCCACAGAAACTTATGGAAGCAGCAAAGAAAACTAACTTCTCCTCGATGATTACTAAAGAGCAGAGTGCAGCAATTGCTGGTGGTGGCGAAGGCGCAGTAACTGCTTTTGCTCAAGCAATGAACTCTGTAGCACAAACTGTATTTGCACAGTCTGCTCTAGCTTCAACTAAGATTGTAGATCAAGCACTTGCAGAGCAGCAAAAGAGATTTAAAGAAATGTTGCCGAATCTAGTTAAGCAACACACGTTGTCTGATTCTCTCCGTACTGAAAACCCAATGTTTAACCACCCGTCTGTACAACCTCTAATTGGTGCGCTTGAAACTTCTCTTGCAACCAAACACCCAAATGCTACTGCTAGTGAACTCACTGCTTTAGCTAAGCAATATGTTGAAGGACTTGGACAAGTATTTAATCCTACAGTTGCACAGGCTGCGAATACCTCTGGTTCCAAATCTGAAGAAACTGATTGGTCGAAGTTTCTCGAATAACTTTTTAGGAGTAAATTAAAATGGCTGGTACTCGTGCTATGGTTCAAGATGCTGGGGGTCTCGTGCGTGTAGGTCGCGCTGGAGACAATCGTTTGGAACTTGTTATTCCGCAGATTATTGCGGCAGATGCTGTTGATACGCTGACTGTAGCTAAGATCGCAAATGGTCTTCTTGCTTACACTGGCTTCACGGCTGCCCGTAACTTAACTACGGATACAGCAGTTAATATTATTGCTGCTTTTCCTAATATGGATATTGGCGACAGTATCTCGCTTCAAATTGGTATCAGTGTTGCATTTGCTGGTACTTTGGTTGCTGGTGCTGGTATTACGCTAAAGGGTAAAGCTGCTGTTCCTGCTTCAGGGGCTGCTACTCTGTTCTTTACTAAGACTGCTGCTACAACTATGGATTGTCTCTGTATCTAATACAGACATTTCACACGTAAATCTTTCAATTGATCTAAGGAGACTAAAATGTCTGTAGGCATCTTTACTACTTCCCAAATGACGACTGACTTGCCTAAGAAGTCGTTTGCAGGGATGATTACTCGGCTCATGCCGAACGGTACTGCACCTCTGTTTGGTATGACTTCTATGCTAAGCTCTGATACGGCAGTTCAATTCGAGCATGGCTTCTTCACCAAAACTATGGTGTTCCCGCAGTTCCAAGTTTCGGCCGCAGGTCAAACTGCTAATGACACTACTTTCACAGTTGGTAGTACTGCTCAGCTTATTCCGGGCCAGATTCACCGTGTAGATACGACTGGTGAGAATATCATTATTAACTCCGTGATTTCGGCTACGCAAGTTCAAGTTACTCGTGGTGTTGGTACTGTTGTTGGTACTATCATTGCTGCTAACGTCTATGCTTACCAAGTTGGTAATGCATATGAAGAAGCTAGTTTGCGCCCGAACAGTCTTATTATCAACCCGGTTCGTATCACTAACTTGACCCAGATTTTCCGTAATACTTGGGCAATTAGTGATTCGGCTCGTGCAACTCAGATGATTGCAGGTGATACTAATACTGCTGAATCGCGTACTGATTGTGCTGGCTTCCATGCGGCCGATATTGAGAAAGCTCTGTTCTTTGGTCAGAAGTCTAGTGGCGTTCGTAATGGTCAAGCCTTCCGGACTATGGACGGTTTGATTAATATTGTTGGTAACATTGCTTATTACCCTCCGTACATGTCTAGTACTAACGTTACGGCGGCAGGCGCAACTACCAACTTCACGCAACTTGAAGGTATGCTTGATCCGACTTTCAATCAGAGTACAGACCCGAAAGTAGCTAATGAACGGGTTCTGTTTGTTGGTGGTGCTGCTAAACGAGTACTGACTGCTATTGGTCGTTTCAATGGTATCTATCAGATGGTTGATGGTCAGACTAATTGGGGCCTGCAATTCTCCACATTTAAGACTTCGCGCGGCACGTTCCGAGTTATTGAGCACCCGCTGTTTAACTCTAATGTTTCGTGGCAGAAGATGGCTGTTGCTGTTGACCTCTCCAGCTTCAATGTTGCTTATCTTGGTGATCGTAAGACTCAGAACAAAGAGTTTAATACGGATGGTAGTGAAGCCAATGATAACGGTATTGATGCTATCGGTGGTACGCTTACGTCGGAACTTACAGCAGTAATTAAGAATCCTCCGGC